TTTCATTCCCCCATGATGAGGTTATACGGCTTTCCTCATCAAATGAAGCGGCACACGGGTTCGAGTCCCAACGCTGGCACTTATTCGATAAGCACAAAGGAAGATGTTCAGGAAGATTCAAGAGGCAGGGGTCGCGACCCAGGAGAAATTTTTACAAGGCGTGCAACGCGTCAATAAGCTTGTCGGCGACACGTTAGGTCCAGGCGGCAGGAACCGTTTAATACAAAGAAAATACAAGGCACCGCTAGTCGTCAATGATGGTGCCACCATCGCCCGCCATATCATTCTCGAGAATCCAATCGAGGACATGGCCGCACAGACCATCATCGAACTGTCCATGCAGACGGCTGAACAGGCAGGTGACGGAACCACCACGTCCGTTGTCATGGCAGCAGAGCTCGTGAAGACGGGCTTTGAACGATTGCAGGACGGGGATCTCCTCGGCATGGCCGGCAAGGAAAACCCCATGTCGCTCTTCAAGAAGATTCAGACTGAGAAGGACAGGGCTATTAAGGTACTGAAGGGTATGGCAAAGGAGCTTACGGATGAGGAGCTCGACAACGTTATTTCAACCTCTCTTGAGAACCTCGAGTACGGGAAGACCCTCGGCGAGCTCTTCAGGACGATCGGCAAGGATGGCTACATCTCCGTTGAGGAGAACTGGGCAACGAAGAAGGGCATTGATACTGAAATCATCAGCGGCATGCGCTTTCTAGGCAAGTACGCAAGCCCCTACCTCGTCACGACCGCAAACAAGAAGGAGGCGCTCTGGGAGAACTCCCACGTCCTCGTCACGAACGAGCGCATTGACTCATTCGAGCAGCTTGAACCCATCTTCAAGTACGTCATGCAGAGCCCGAACAAGAAGCTCGTGATCTTCGGCGGGTACTCAGAGGGAGAGGCAGCATTCAGCAAGCAGGTTATCGCCAAGGTCTCAACCCACATGCGCGCCTACTACCAGATGCCACCCGATCAGCAATTAAACGTGGGGCAGATACTTCTCGTGCAAGTACCGTCACTCACTACCCCAGAGCTCGAGGACGTAGCGTGCTTTTGTGACGCGAAGCTCTACGACAAGAGCCTCAACATGAAAGTGAAGCAAGCGACGCTCCCTGACCTTGGATTTGTGCAGAAGGTATCCGTTACTGAGTCAGACGTGAACGTGATCGGCGGACGGGGCAACGCTGCAGAGCGCATCCAGGTGCTCAAAGACCAGGCGGAGCTTGAGAAGGATCAGATGTTCCAAGAGAAGATCAAGAGGCGCATTGCCTCCCTCGCATCAGGCGTAGGCATCATCCGAGTGGGAGCCGTAACTGAATCAGAGCGCTCCTACCTCAAGTACAAGCTCGAGGATGCAGTACTAGCTATCAAAGCAGCATGGGCAGAGGGGATTGTCCCAGGCGGCGGACTTGCATACGCGCAAATTGCAGACGAGCTCGGAGAGGATTCAGTCCTCTATTCGATGCTGAAGGCTCCCCATGAACGTATTAAGAGCAATCTCGGCGTAGACACGCTCGAGATACCCGATACCGTCATTGACCCCGCAAAGGTCGTGCGGATTGCTATTCAAAATTCATGCTCAGGAGCTGGCATGCTCATTACCTCAGACGGTGCTATTGCAGAGGAGAAGCTCAACTACTGGGATTATCTCGAAAAGGCACTTGCGAAGGCAATTCCACGGGATATGCGTGACGATTTCAGGGACAGCGAGAACCAGGATCAGGGGACGGGAAGGTTTGTTGATTAACAATGGAAATAGAAATCGGAGAAAACCTAGCTCACGCGATCATGGCCACTGGTTTTGTCATCTTTCTGATTTTTTCAATGAAATTGCTATGACCTCTTTACATCGCATTACATGGGAACACTCAGACAGAAAAAACTAGCTAAGCGCATCGCTCAGAACCTCTCAGGAGAGATCCACGAGACGGCGGGGGAGATGTTGGCGAACGTGGGCTATAGCAAGTCTGTGGCCAAAGCGAAGCCTCAAGAGATCATTGATTCTGAAGGTGTGAAAGAGGAACTCGAAATACTCGGTATCTCAATCGCTGAAGCAGACGAAGTGGTGCGCCGCATCCTTCATACCAGCCAGAAGGAAGAGAACCAGCTAAAGGCTGCAGAGCAGATCTACAAGCGCCTCGGGGCGTACAAGGACACTGAGAAGGGAGCCCCACAATTGAACGTGGGTGTAATCATCATGCCACCGCGTGAAAATACATTGGGAACCACAACCGAAACAGGCGATAGCCCTATCGAGGACTGAAGACGAAATCCTTTATGGAGGCGCACGAGGCGGAGGCAAGACCGACGCCGGTCAAGTATGGCTCCTCTATGACAAGGATCATCCGAAATATCGCGCTCTCGTAGTTCGCAAGAACGCAGACGATCTTAAAGACTGGATTGATCGTGCACGCTACATGTATTCAGGACTTGGCGTGCAGACTGTCGGCAACCCGCCTGAGATCCGCTTTCCCAAAGGCGGCATCATCCGCACAGGCCACCTCAAAGACGAGAACGCATACACCAAGTACCAAGGCCACGAATACCAACGCATGCTCCTCGAGGAGCTATCCCAGATCCCCAGGGAAAAGGACTACCTCAAGCTCATCTCCTCGTGCCGCTCCACTGTCCCAGAGCTTAGACCACAAGTCTTTGCCACCACGAACCCCGATGATCCAGGGCTGGAATGGATCAAGGGACGCTGGAACATCCCTGAAATACCAGATTTCGATCGTGTGTACACCTCGCTCACAGAGGAGGGACGGCGGCTTGTCTTCATCCCCGCAAAGCTCGAGGACAACCCGAAGCTCATGGATGTCGACCCGCAGTACGTTGCCTTAATTGACTCATGGAAGCGTACGGACTACGAGCAATGGGAAGCGTGGCGATTAGGCAACTGGAAGGGCTTTGGTGTTGAAGGAGCGTACTACCGCCAGCAGCTCATTAAAGCGGAGACTGACGGCCGTATTACGAACGTTCCCTATGACGAGCTCCTACCAGTCCATACCTGGTGTGACCTCGGTATTGGCGACTCATTTGCGATAGGCTACTTCCAGATTTACGGGAAGGAATGGCGCATGATTGACTACGATGAGTTTGAGGGTGAATCATTAGGCCACGCCATTAAGCGCATGGAGGATAAAGGTTACTACTACGGAGTGCACCACGCGCCGCACGACATTGAGGTACGTGAGCTCGGGACGGGCAAGAGCCGCTTAGAGATAGCACAGTCGCTCGGCGTGGATTATGAGGTAGGAGCTCGGCTTGAGGTGGATGATGGCATCAACGCTGCCCGTATGCGCTTCAGTAGCGTATGGTTCGATAAGACCAAGTGCGATCTCTTCCTTAAGCGCATGCGCCGCTATCACAAAGAGTTCGATGAGAAGCGCGGCGTATTCAAGAACAAGCCCGTGCACGACATCAACTCACACGCAGCCGATATGTTCCGGTACTGGGCTACTACCGACTTCAAAGAGGAAGGAGATACGCCAGAGCAGTACCGACCCACATGGATCAGTCGCAGAAGGTAATCCACAGTGTTTTGCATGGGAACTATTGACATACATGATACAGTTAATTCGAGCATTGGAAGTATGCTCGCCAACACTCAATGACTGGTGAGCTATCTATCGACCCTCATGGCAAGGTTGCTAACAGCCTTTCAGCCTATCAGCCGCCCCAAGGCGAAGCTGATTTGTGCCTCATGGTGAAGAAAGCCTATGAGCACGGCGAGAACATTCAGAACACTCCATACCGAGAATTTAATAACAAGTCGCTCATCGAGCGCATGAACGAGGATCAGCGAGCATGGCTCTCCTGGTCTCCCGAACCATACGAAGGTGAGGATGACTGGCGGTGGAACGGTATCCGGCCGATTACCCGCAACAAGGTCATTGCCACTGCAGCGCATTTAACTGCACAGCTTTTAGTACCCCAGGTCTTCGCACAGAACGAAAACGATGAAGAAGACCGCGCTACGGCGAACGTCATGCGCGATCTCATCGAGTACAACATCAAGCGCAGCAACTACGAGACTGCGTTTCTTTTTGGCGTCATCGGTGCGCTTGTTAACCCCGTTTCCTATTTCTCTGTGGATTACGCACGCGGCTACCAGGAGATATGGCAAGACGGGAAGCGCGAGCAGGTCATTGACGACATGTTCTCCGGCTTCCAGAACAGCCTTATCCCGCCCGAAGACATCCTCATTGAAAACCCGTACCAGTTTGAGATCCAGAAGCAGGACTGGATCATCCACAAGAAAGGCTACATCTCAATGGGCGAAGCGGAGGCGCTCTACGGTGAGTATGAGAACTTCCAGTACGTGCAGCCAGGCATCAAACGGATCATCAATGATGACGGCAAGTTCTATGACGTGGTAGACGTGAACGACTCAATGGTTGAGTACGTGTGCTACAAGAACCGCCGTAAGGACATGGAGATTCACCGCCTCGGCGGCGTGTATATGGGTAATCCGAACACTGAATACAACCCATTCGTGCATCGAACGAACCGCAACAAGCCTCGCTACAACCTCGCGAAGTTCGGGTATGAGCCTGTGGATACGATGCGCTTCTACTTCTACAAGTCCTTGGTTGCGAAGATGAGCAACGACCAGGAGGCTGCAGACCGTGAGTGGCAGATGTATTTTGACTCTTCATTCCTCGCTACCTTCCCGCCTGTAATTACCACAGGGGCAGGGAAGATTGACCGAAGTGTTGTAGTCCCTGCTACGGTCACCGACATGGCAAAGGACTCCACGATCAATCCTATTCAAATCTCACAGCCAAACGTAGCATTACAGGCGCTCAGAGAGGCAGAACGCTCGATCACTGAAACCTCAATGGACTCCCAGCTCTCCGGCCAGGAGGGAGATGTAGAGAAAACAAGGGGCGAGTCCGTACTCCTACAACAGAACGCTGAGACGAACCTCGGACTTGCAGCGAAGATGATCTCTTCGGCAGTGTCTCAGATCGGCGACCTCATGGTGGATGACATCATCCGCTACCAGTCCATTGCTGAAATGAGCGAGATCACGGGCAAGGAGACGTACAAGACGTTTCTCGTCAACGGCAAGGTGAAAGGCGGGAAGGACAAGACCTCGTACATTCGCTTCACGGATCGTTTTGCAGGGCAGGAAATGTCTGATGAGGAGAAGGAGATGGAGGAGTACAAGCTCCTCGAGGAAGCGGGTGACGATCGGGAAATCTACGAAGTGAACCCGTACCTCTTCAGCCGCATGCAGTACCTCATCACGATAGACGCAGAGCGCATGCTCCAGCGCAATGACGCATTTGAGCGCGCATTCAAGCTTGAGACGTACGACCGGGCAATCATGAACCCACTCGTTCAGGCAGATCCCGAAGCGCAGCTCAAGATCACCCGTGACTTCCTCATGGAGCCTTTAATGAAGGGTGAGGCATCGAAGTACCTGCCGAACATCCAGCGCGTAGCGCAGGCACTCGTTCCCCAGGAGCAGGCGGGTGCAGGCGGGG